ATTTTCCAATCCATAACCCCAACACCAACTATCACCATTGAAAAGTATCATAAAAAACCTTAAGGGTAAAAAATACCCCGAATTTTTTTTCGGGGTTTTTTGAAATTTAAAGTCGATTTTGGTACAGGATTACTCCTCTGCTAATCGTTGGAAGTATGACAGTGCATCGTCATCAGTGGTTGCGTTAGAAATCACTGGTTCTGGTGGTGCAGTTACTATCTCCTCCTCTTCAGTTGCAACCTCTGCTGCTACTGGTGGACGTGATGTGTTCAACACTGCATTCAACCTCTTTTCAAGGTCACCATATGATTTGAACTGATCAGCAGCAGTGAACTCTTCAAGAGAGTATTGCTTCTTCCAGATCGCCTCAAGAGCATCGTCATCATCAAGGAGTGCACTGGTCGCAGAGAACTCAGATGAGTCATAGTTACGATAACCTGCTACATTCTTCGCTTTCAACTTGAAGTTAGCACCTTTCCAAAAATCAAATGGATCGATTGCTTCTTCATCCTCAAACTCAGGTTGCATTGCTGCTGTGAGTTTGTCAAAGATTTTCTTACCAAACTTGTATAAGAATACTTTACCCTCGTTGTCAGGGTTGGTAGGATCTTTCACAACATAGATGTTACTGATGTATGTGAGTTTCCTCTTCTGCTTACGTGCAAGGTCTTTGTCTGCATCGTTGCCACTGTTCCATAGCAAACGATTGTACTCAGATACTGGATCTTTACCACCAAGAGTAGTAAGACTGTTCTCTATGTACCAACCACCAGGTCCTTGGAAAGCATGTGACCATACCTTTGCCCATGGTAGTTCTTCTCCGTCAGGTGCAGGTAAGAAACGGATGACAGCATAACCGTTACCTGCTTTGTCGACCTCTAGTTTCCATAGTCTGTCGTCGGCACCGTTGGTGCCCTTGCTGTTCATTTTTTCTATCTCTGTGGTCAACTTGGATGTCAAGCTGCCAAGGCGAGATTGTTTTTTTAGATTTGCAAATGTCATAAATTTGACTCGTAGTATTCGTCGTATTGAATAGATTGGTGGATTAACACCTTGCATACGCAAGTTTAGTATAAACTATTATTTATGCGTTGTCAACATGCCAATAATCCTGTCTGCTATTTGTCTGTGACCCTCTTCATTGGGGTGTCCTTTAGGTGCTTTTGATATCCATTCTTCATCAAAACAGAAGTCATATTCAAGGTCTGATGACAATCTTCTTCCCAATAAAATCAATGGCACACCATATGCTTTGCAATGACTTTTGATTATAGTATGATACATTTTTTCATTTGTTGAGAAAAATTCCTCACTATGAATCCTAAAATAACTTCTCCAAAAATCAGTATCTACTCCTCTATTTGAGAGCATATTTTCTAACCACCACTTGCTAGGTTGCCTAGAATCTCCTGTCTTACCATTGGAAGGCACCCAAACTCTCTGCCACCTTTTACCATTATGATATTCTGTTCTCCACTTGGGTGTCATCCCTATGATAGCGTAGTCAAAGTTTGATATGTGTTTTTCGTTTAGTAAGAGTTGTCTTACAATATGATGATTCCCACAACCACCAGTTGATTTATTATATTCCTTTATACCAAAATGATCGCATATTAATCTTGAAAATCTAAGTCGTAATCTGTCCTCCCAAACAGTGCCTAACTCAGCACCATTCACATCAGATCCACCATCAAAGTATATTCTCTTCATCTTGATGTATTACCCTCATCGCTTTCCTCATCTTGTGTTTTGTATGCCCACTCATCTGTGTGACCTACAGACCACCACTTAGGTTCAGTCTCAACCGCATAGTTTTGTGTGCATACTTTGAAGTCTGGTGTCTTAAGGTTATCATTGTTTACCAAACTATTATCAAAGAATATGGTTCTATTGTTAGGTTGTGCAGCAAACTGACCATTATCTAATGCGATAACATTGAACGTTTTATGTTCGGGATCATGCTCAGAAAAGTTTACGTCAAGCACAGATCTATCGGGGTGAGCAGTGTCTATTGTAAATTCATACTCGCCAGGATGCATCTTTCTATCTTTACCAAAGAATTGACACCTGCCTAGCATAGGTTTCTGAATTACAGTGATATTATAATCAAAACAATCCCATAATTGTAATACATCAAGAGGTAGTTGATTATCTTTATCAAAATCTTCCTTCCATACAAACGCACTGATAGGTAACTTATCAAACAAAGCACCGTAGTCTGTCAATAATGTTTCAAAATACAATGCTTTTGATTGTATACTTCTAACTGAAATCCATATACCAGGTGTCAATTCACCATGACCTTTTTGATGGTCATATAAAAATTCTTTCTTTACGTAAACTTGTTGTAAAGGTAGAGGGTGTACAAGATAAGACATTACTTAAGATTTTTTTGAACTTGTTCAAGAGTTTGTTTCATGTTAGAGAATATAGTTCCCATGTCTGCGTCACCAAATCCTAATTCTTTTGCATGTGAGGTGATGTAATCTTTCATTTTCTTTGCCTCTTTGTCTTCTGATAATGTAAGTCTTGTCCACATAATTTGTTGTCTTTCAAGAAGTTCTTTGACTGTATCTATGTGATCAGACTTCGCTTCATTACTCATCATAGGGAACTTAAGAATGACATCATACAATTCTTTTTGAAGAGATGTAATCTCATCCATCTCTGTCTTTACTTGGTCTGATTCAAAAAATTTACTCATGTCTCTCCTTGATTTTACTCATAAGATACTGTCTATACTTGTCTTTGTCAATATTTAGAAAGGGTATGTACTTCCTGATCTTCATACCAACAACCTTCCACACAGGATCTTTGAGTTGTTTATCATAATCCTTACAGTATCCAAAAAGTTTTTCGTAGACACACATCTCCTCTGCACTTATGTTACCTGCCAAATGTTCCTTGAGAATAGGTGGGTGACCGTTTGATGCATCAAAAAATTCATCGTATGTATACTCATCTAAAAAATGTTCTGATTTTTGTTTGAAATTATAATACATACTCTGCTGTCTTCTTTGCCATTGTCTATACACACCCTCACCAGACCTAATAATATTTCCTATCCATAATCCCTGTGGATTATCTGTGTCGACAAAGTTTGCAAGAAAAAAATCTCTTATCTCGTTGTCTTTATACTTTCTTGACATCTTCTCAAAAAAGTATCTGTCTTTTCTTTTGTAAAAAGAATCAACCTTTGCTCTAGACTTACCACCATATCTATGGTAATCATACTTCTCTTTTGTAAAATGATTTTTGTATCCAAGATACTCTTTATAAGTATCAAACGGTGTCATAGGTTTCTTGATCATGCATCGTTACATTTTTCTTCATTGTAGCATCTAATTGTTGTGCTGCGGTGAACCATTTAGGATTTGCAGCACACATGTTACATATCCAAGTGGGATTAAGCACCTCTTGAAATGATTTCCTTATTTCACTCTCTGATGCTTTGATGTCTGTGGGTTTATACTTGAGATATTTTTGCCACACTGGATCATCAAGTTGTCCCGTCGCCTCAAGAGATTCTCTTAGATATGACATCATAGGACACTTCCATAAGTGACCGTTATAAAGTTGTGAGTTTGGGCAACTACAATGTTTGAAACTTTCAGTTATGTCACCATCTTCATGGGGATAATATTTTATCCCATCACTATAATCATACTTGAATAAATCAAACCACACTCTTGGTTGTCCGTTGTCTAATCTAAATGCCTCACTCAATTCAAATGTATGTCCGTTCATATCGACCCCCCTTGACTCTGCATACTTAGCAAACTCATATGCATTCTCCCAATTTTTATATCCCTTTGTAGAATACCATGGGAAATGAAATGTCAATCTAAAAACCACCCCCTGCAACATCTCATCAACTATCCACTCTTTTTCTTGCAAAAGTCTTGAACCATTACTGAAAAGTTTTACATAACAAGGTTGTGTATCATGTTCGCCATAACATAATTCTCTTAGTAATTTTGTAACCTCCTTTGTTCTAGGTTCAAGCAGAGGTTCGCCACCAATGACACTCACATGACTCCAAACATATATTTTTGGTAGTATTTTCTTTATGTCCTCTAAAAGTTGATCAATATTTACGGTGCTCTTTGCACTAAGTAAACTACTATTGTGATTACATGCTCTGCATGCCAAGTTACAACCATTGATAGTATGAATACTAAGAAGTCTGGTAGTGGGACGTTCCCTCTCCAGTCTTGCAAGTTCTTCTTTTGTTATTGACTTAAAATTATCTGTCCAAAAACCTTTCAGTGATCTTATATACTTTACTTTACGTGCCAACTCATTGATGTCATGATCTTTCAGACATGCAGCAGCAAGTTTCTTTTCTTTGACATTAGATAGCAAGGAATTTTGCCCTCGAAGT